ACCGTCATTTCCAGATATCGGGGGTCAGTCTCGGTCAGGTTGTACCGGCGCCGGAATTGGAACTCGATCCAGTCATACTGCTGGCGCGCCGTTTCCTTCGCCCGCCACTCCAGCTCCTGCGCGAAAGGAGTTTTCTTGGTCTCGCAATGCTTCGAACACGCGGCGCAGCTTGATGTAGGTGGCGTCGTCCAGGGGGTCGAGCTCGTCGATGTCCCAGGCCTTTGGCGCCAGCACCGTCATGACCTTCAACGTGGCGATCATGGGCCCGACAGTTTCCAGCCACTGCGTCGGGTGCACGCCACCGTAAATGGCGCTGAGTTCCTGGTGGATCAGAATCTGGTCGTTCATCTTGCGGCGGCCGAAAGTAAAGCTGCCGACGCCCTCAACAGGGACGGTGAAATCAGTGGTATTTGCAATGCGTGGCATATCGATATCCTAAATAAAAATGCCGCCCGGCCGTGACGGGCGAGCGGCATAGCTGGTCAATAAAAAATTACAGGAAGACCTTGTCCAGCGCCTTGAACTGGGCCGACTGCATGATGATGCGGTGGGCCGAGATATCCATGTCGCCGGAGTCGAACGAGCAGCCCACGTACTTGTAGAGCATGGTGGTCTGGTCCTTGTCGTAGATCTCGATCTCGAAGACCAAGCCCTTCAGCGCCTCGTCGCCGGTACCGAGGGTCAGGCCGGCATCCGACATGGCGCCCTTGATCAGCACCATGGCGCTCACGCTGATCGCGTGCACAGCCTGCGTCGCCACATGCTCCTGGACGTGGATGTCGCCGATACCGCTGGCGGCCTCCAGGCCCATGCTGTCCGATGGTCGGACCGACTGTACCATCCCGATCTGCTTGCCGTCGAAGACGACGACGATCTTATTACCGGAGCGGACTTTCAGATTTTGCTTCATTTACAGCTCCTTATGCCGTCGCCGAGCCGCTGAACGTCGCAGCGAACACGGTGACCAGGATGTAGTTGTTCGGAACGACCGGGCTGCATTCGAACTGAATGCGGGTCACGTCGCCTTCCACCGTGGCGGTGATATTGCGGTACGGCGGAGTTTCCGCGTTGCCGGCCAGCACACCAGGGCCCTGCGGCTCTTCGCGCGCCAGCTCCTTCAGTGCCGACTGGGTCAGGCTGACGGCGCGTCGAGCGGTCAGCTGGTTGGCTTTCGTGCCGCGTAGGACGTCGACTGCCTCGCGGACGTTGCGAACGGTGAAGTCCAGCGCGAAGCCGCACGACATCTCGACGCGGTTGTATTTCTTGTTCACCAGCCAGGTGCTGATCGACTTCACCACCTTGAAGCCAGCTGCGGTGTTTTCCAGGCACAGCAGGCCAGCTTTGATCAGCGGGTCGGTGTCGGTCGGGTTGCGCAGTTCACGCTCCAGGCCGGCGCACTTGAACTGCTTGTTGGTCAGCGGCTCGCCGGGGTTCACACCGGCGAACATGCCGGCCACGCCGGCGGCGCTGATGTAGGGTGCGAACAGCTTCAGCTTGCCGTCCACATTCTGGTAGTGGCCCTGGAACAGCAGCGCGGTGCGGTCGCTGTTGATCGCCTTGGCGGCCGCCATCGCCACCGAATTGCTGGTGGACAGGGCCAGCCCGCAGACGGCGCGGCGCTCACGACCGGCCACGTCCGACATGTACTGGGCATGCACATCGGCCATCGCGATGATGGAAGGGTCGCCGGAGACTGGCGAAATGACCTGAGCGTCGATACCCTGGAGCACGCCGAAGGCATCGGCCCAATCGCTGTTGAGCGTGCTTCCGTCGCTGCCACCGGTCAGGAACTGCATGGCCGATACCGCTGGCTTCGTACCGACGTTGGCAGGGCGGGTGGCGACGATGAAGCCTTCCAGCGCGCCGTTGATCCAGTCGATGACCGCCTGCAGGTCAGCGGTCACCGTGTATGGCGCGGTTTTGACCGACTGAGCTGTCACGAAGTCCAGGCCGTTCGCGGTCACGCTGGTGTAGCTGTCGTCCTCGACGGTCGCGGAGAAATTCGGCACCAGGTTGATGCGGTCGACCACGTCCTGAACGGTGCCGTAGTCCGCGAACAAAATGGTGGCGACAGCAGTGCCGGCCGGCGCCGACAACACGACCTGGCTCGAAGTAACCGCGACCGTCGCCGAGGCTTCGGTACCGGCATAGGTGACGGTGAAGGCTTTGCGCGCCAGGTTGTCCTGCGTGAAGTAGCTGGAGCCGCGCTGGCTGGTGAAGCGCAGACCGGTGGTGCTGCCGGCCTCGACCTTGTAGCCGATCATGTTTTCGCGCAACCCGTAGCCCTCGGACTGCAAGTTGATGACCGTGTTGGCGCCGCTGTCCTTGATGACGCCACTGGCCTGCGTTGCCGGCTGCACGCGTACGCCGATGACGAGCGAAGGGCCGCCCGTTTCGTTGCTCGGGTCGAATGCCTTCAGTACCGCGTCCAGCAGCTCGCCGGACACCAGTTCGGCGCGCGCTTCATCCGGGCTGCCCCAGGACAGTGCCGACTTCGGCTTGCCGCCGGCCGAGCGGCCAACAAATGCGACCACGTTGCCGACGGTCAGGTTCTGGTTGAGCATGCCGTCGTCGTTGACGGCGGATGCGGTGGTCGGCGATTCGATGTACCGCCCGTTGAAAAATACACCCATGACGGCTCCTTAGTCGGTGGTCTTATTGATGAACGCCGTGTAGCCGGCCTGGAAATTCTCCTGCGTATCGACCACGTGGCCGGCCAGGCGCTCGGTGAAAGCAAAGGCGCCGATCAACTCCGGCGCGATGACGCTTTCCGACAGGCGCATGCAGAATTCGCTGATGGAAATACTTACGGAAGCAGGTGCGGCGATGGTGCCGACGGCTTCATCGCTATCTGCTTGTGGGTTTTTTGGCGATGTAGCCATTAATAGCTCCTTTGAATTACATGGACTTCACGAATTGCGCTTGCCTTGCCGCCTACCCGAACAGGGCTGACGCAAGAGAAATTGCTCATGACTTGAAAGATGTTGGTGTCGCCGTATTCGCCGTTCACTGCGTCGATGTCGTGCTGGGTCAGACTGATCTGATCCATGCCCTCATCCTGGAAGACGGGCATATTTCCGATGATGACGCGGCGTATGGCCTTGCGCAGTTCGATCCGCTCGTCGCTGTTGACGCTCCAGCCGATCAGCGTGACCCTGACATCGGCGAGCCAGCCCTCGGATTCGTTCCAGTCGAAACCGATCTGGTCGAACTCGTCGCCGGAGATGTTGTCGCCGATCGCGCGCTCGCCCGAATCCTCGGTCTCCATGTGCACCGTCACTAGCGGGAGCCGGATGTTGCCGGTCAGCGCCGGCGATGCCGTCATCACCTGGATATAGCCAGCTTCTGGCTGGAAGTTTCCGCGCTCGCATTCGATTTTGAGGCCGGCTTCCACGCGATCGCGAATGATCGACAGGACGTCAGTGGCGAATTCCTCATAATCGGCGGTCGGCGTCCCGTGCGCGCTGGCGCCGGCTGTCCAGGCGTTGCCGTCGGTCGTGTAGAACGGCCGGTAGAAGGCCATGGTCTCGTTGGACAGCGACTGCGAGTCGACGATTACATTGAGGTCTCCTTCATAGGCGACCAGCGCGGAGGGATCGGCGTGACCTGAGAACGTGTCCGAACCCTTGCGCAGGATGCGCCAGCGCAAAGCACCAGCCGGCGGCTCGATGAAGAGACGCAGGGCGTTGCCAATGTGCAGGTTCTGGATTGCCGAGATCATTCTAGAAGTTTTGCGTCACGACGTTCCCGTGACGCTAAGCTCGCTGAATGATCACATATGCCATCACTTTTGCCGGGTCGGGACAACTGGAGCTTAGCGCCGGTATCGACGCGCAAGTCTTGCCGGCACTGAGCGCGGCTGTGACGAAGGTCGGCCTGGACGTACGTGCCGACTGGCAGGAGCGGGTGCTGCGCGCCAAGCTGTGGTCGGTCGAAAAGGATGCATACGCAGCCTCGATCAAATTCGAGAAGACCGGCGATTTTACTGCCACGGTCAGCAGCGACTATAAGTACGCCTTCGAAATCGAGACCGGCCTGCCGGCGCGCGACCTCAAGCAGATGCTCAACACATCTCTGAAGGTACGGCGGACCAAAGATGGCCGGCGGTTCCTCGTTATCCCCATGCGTCAAAATCGCTCGTCGATGCCGGCGGCCATCAAACAGCGAACCAGCAAGCTGTCCGTATCGAGCATCTTGGGGCAGGGGCAGCGCGCAGCCGGCCAGGTAACAAACCTCTCGCCGCATTCCGGTATGGCGCCGTCGGGCAAACAGACACCCTACCTGTCGAACCCCAGCAGCAGAAAGGCCGTCACGGTCGTCAGCAACAAGTACGCGTGGGGCGGGCGCCTCACGCGCGCCGCGCTGCGCGACATGGGCGCCAGCAAAGAGGACCAGAAGCGGTTCGCCGGCATGGTGCGGATGGACACGTCGACGCCAGGCGGAAAGAAAGACAGCGCCGCCATGACCTTCCGCATCATGATGGAGGGCAAACCGAACTGGATTATCCCAGCGCAGCCTGGCCTCTGGATCGCGCTGGCCGTGACCGGCGACATGGAGCCGAAGGCCACGGCTGTATTCCAGGAAGCCATTGCGTCTATGCTGAAACAATCGAACGGTTGAACAGGTCGAATGCCTTGAGCTCCACCCGCTTCGGAAGCCGCGCTCCGTTGTGCTCGCCGCGATCCTGCGGGTTGTTTTTGAAGACGTAATATTCGTCGAACCGCATGCCGGTGAGCGAATAAGGGAAGCCGTCTGGCGGGCCGTCGCCGGCCGGCCACGATAGATTTCCCATCGCGTCGATCTGCGGCAGACCGCCTTCGACCGGGTTGCGCGTGACCGGGTCGAGCCAGAACACGCGCTGGAAGTCTTTGACCGAAAACAGGATGCGCTCGGTTGGGCTGCCGCGTTTGAGCGCCGAGGAAAAAACGTCGGTCGAGTTTTTCAGCAGCACGCGATCGTTCTTGCCGATGAACTCCCACATCGCCGATGCTTCCTGGATCGTCAGCACCAACTCCCCGATGTCCCAGTTACCGGCGGCAGCCAGCTCTGGGGTAAGCGTCTGGTGCGACACGCCTGCATAGGTGTCGATCGGCGCCGCCCACAGCACGCCCTTGCCGTTGCACAGCTTGTGCTTCGGGTCAGGTTGGCCGCTGATCCCCACGCAAGCGCAGGCGTATGACCGGCGCCAGCGGACTTCCTGTCCGATGTTGGCGAGGTGGCGGTTGAACCGTGCAGGATTGAGCCTCATCACGCCACCATCACGCGGATGCCGTGGATCTTGGTCATCAGGCCGCCGTTGGTGCCTGGTGGACCGTTCAGGATCTCGTCGCACGCATCGCTGTACTTCGTCATGTCGACCGACATAGACTCGCTCAGGCCGTCGGCGCTGATCGACCCAGACTGCGGCAGGAACGCGTCCGCAACGATCTTGAGAACGGCTTTCTTTTTGATCAGGTCCAGCAGCTCCGGATAGGTATCCTGGACGTTCTGAAGTCCCGCTGTGTACTTGACCTGCACCATGGATGGGATAGTGCGGCGCCCGGTCAGCGCGGCCAGCGTGAACCCGCCGACGGTCAGCATGGCGGCCGTCGACGAAGGGACGATGCGCAAGTGCCCGATGCGCTGGTCGATCCTCAGCCAGTCGAGCGGCAGCTCGAAGTACCCGACGGTTTGCGTCGGGTAAGCGAACCGCATGTACTCGACCGAGATGATCGGCCGCTGCCGCGTCACCAGGTATCCCCATCGGTCCGCTTCGAACATGTTGTTCTCGAAGTCATAGCCCGGCTCGAGCTCCCACGGCATGCCGTCGAGCGCGTCGATTTCTTCCTCCGTTGGGGCGACTGGGAAATATCTGGTCGGCACCAGGGGCACGCGCAGCGCGTGGCTGATCTCCGACTCGGCGGCGCGGACCTTGTCCCACAGGTACTGGTCGGTGACTTCAATGCCCTGCAGGATGCCGGCGGCGGCCGCTGATAGCCTATCCTTGCGCAGCTCGTCGACCACGACGTCCTTGATGAACAACGAAGACTGCGTAGGCTGGAACAGCGACTCGGAGGTGATGCGATATCGTCGCACGCCGAACGAGCCAGACAGCACCAGGAGAGCATCGCCGTGAGGCACCGCCTGCGTCTCCAGTTCGGTCAGCACGACCTGGACGGCACCTGGTGCCATCGTATTAGTGGGGGCAGCTAGGTCGCGCGCGGTGACGTAGCTTTGCTTCCCATTCATCGAAAAAATTCGCAGCGACACCGGGCCTATGACCGGCACTACTTTTCCGTCCACCTGGACAGCCACGACGAACGTGGCCGGGCTTCCTGATACGATTGTCGTCATGATTTCGCCTGTAAAAAAGGCCGCACGCGGCGGCCTTTGGGGTCGAACGACCGAGGCCGTTAGGTGATGGTGCCGGCCGCTCGCAAACTGGCGATCAGGGCATTCAGTTGCGTGATCGCCGTCGCTGCGTCGGTAGCGTTCGCCACGGTGCCGGCCTTCAAAACCGTACCAGAGGTGGTGGCGGTAGCCGGAGCCGATGCGGCGATTGCGGCGGCCACCTTGGACCCCAGCCGAGCTTTGTGAGCACCGGGGGTCATGTGGTTCAAAAGGTGCACTTCAGCTTTGGTCAGGGCCATGGTGTTTCCTTAAAAGACTTCGGTTTTGGTGGTGGCGGCTGGGTCCGTGCCAGTGGACTTGTCCGTGGCATCGCTGGCCGGTTTTTGTTCAGCGGCTTCTTTGGCTTCGGCGGCTTCTTTGGCTTCGGCAGCGGCCTTCGCCTCTGCATCAGCCTTTTCCTGAGCAGCCTTCGCGTCTGCTTCAGCTTGCGCCTCGGCAGCGGCTTTCTCGTCGGCGGCCTTCCTCTCGATCGCCTTCAGCTCCGACTTGGTCGGCGCCCGCGTGGCCGGCGGCGCTGGAGCAGTGAGGACAACAGGCGGCGCAACCTCTGGCTCATCCTCCTCCAGCAGCTCGTAGCCGGCGATCGACAGGAAGATTTCCAGCTGCTCGCCATCGATATCATCCGACAGCATGCCCAGGCCGGCCTGGTAGGTAAATTTCACGCCGCTGATCAGTTCCGACGCGTTCGGTAGGGTGCAAATAACTTTCGACATTTCGTGTTCCCTTCGCAAAGCAGGGCGCCGTCGACGCCCTGCATTTATCAGATCATCCGGCCGTTTTATTCAGCGGCGAACGGACGCCACTTGGCGTTGCTCGGCAGGATGTTTTTGATGTAGCCGTGGTGCTTCGGCTTGGTGATGCGCAGGTAGCCGAACAGGAACTGGAACCACGAATACTGCGCGATGCCGCCGATACCGAATGGCAGCGGGATCTTGGTCATCGGCTGGAACTGGCGCCAGCCGATCGCGTCAGCGCCCTGACCCAGGTTCAGCAGCGGAACCGACACGGTACCGGGGATGTCGCGGTTCAGATCGGTGAAGGTGGTGGTCGCGCCGGTGCGGGCGATCGTCTTCACCAGACGGAAGTCGCTGATGCCGTTGGTTCCGTCCTGGCGGCTGCGGTAGATCGCATAGCCGGTTTCGGTGGCGGCCGCCGAGCCGGTGATGGTCAGCACGGCTTTCTTGCCGGCGGTGATCGCCGTCTGCGTGCTGACCACAGCAGCGGTCAGGCCTTCGCCCTTGCCGCCGATCGCGGCCACCGCGTAGTAGTAGTTGCCGGCGCGGGTGGTCGAGAACATCGATGCCGAGTCGCTGGTGGCGGCGTTGACGGTCAGGGTCTGCGGCTTGAACGCGATGTTGGCTGCGGCCAGTGCGGCATTGTTGACCTCGAACGGGTAGACCATCGGATTTTCTTCATCGTGGATGAAGGTGTCCATGTTGGTTTTCAACACGCCGTTGGTCAGGCGGATGCCTTCGACGTGACCGCCGATGACCGGGGTGTTGTTCTGACCAGCGGACCAGCGGAACGACGGGTCCAGGTACTTGTTCAGATCGTTCTGCACGCTGTTCGGCATGAAGATGTCGGTCGAACGGCCCCACGAACCGTAGCGGCTCACCGCGACGTTGATCTGCGAGATCGCGTCGATGCTGTCCATGCGCTGGCCGTCGAGCGAGATGATGCTATCGGCGCTCATGTTGCCGGCGGCGACTTCGCCATCGATCTGCGCGAACACGCCGTCGAACTGGGTCGGCGATGCGGCTGCATTGCCGTGGTACAGCAGGTAGTTCGCGTCGGTCAGCAGCTGGAGCGCGCCGTTGCGTTCTTCCAGTGCGGTCGGCTCGGCCAGGTTTTTCCCGACGGTCAGCACGAAGCCGACCTGACGCAGGGTCATCAGGAATTTCACCAGACCGACTTCACGGCTGTATTCGCCCTGCGCCGAGCGGACCACACCCATTTGGGAGTTCGTCGAGCCGCCCAGGAAGCCACCGACGTTCGTCTGACGGCTGTATTCGTCGACGATGTTGGTAGCGCTGGTCGATTGCAGACGGTTCATCAGGGTGAAGTGCGAGTTCTCCTGGATGGTGGTCTTCATCGCGGTGTCCAGCGACTGCATACCCAGCGCGCCGCCACCCACCAGGGTATTGACATCGGTCTGGTAGTCGCTGGCCTGGAGAGCCTTGGTCAGGTCGGCGATCATGTCCAGACCGCCACCGGTGGAGCCACCCAACATCGGGTTGGCGCCACCAGGAGCCAGACCGGCAAATTGTGCTGCGAGTGCGTTAGCGTCCATTAAATTTTCCTTTGAGGATGCTTGTTTTTAAAAATCTGAATCGTTGCCGGTCAGACGGTTACGACAGTGCGACTTTGCGGATCAGCTCGGCCGACGGCGCCTGGCCCTGACGGCGGCAGACGTCGATCGTGTTGAGCTCTTGGCCGGTGATTTTTTGCGCGGCGTAAGCAGCGTGCGACTTCACCATGAACTCTTCGAAGTTCATGACGCCTTCGGCCGCCGGGGCGCTCTTGGTCATATCCTGACCGATGAACGGCTTGTCGATCGCCATGACGACCGACTTGCGGCCGGTGCCGTTACCGCCCAGCTTGGCGACGGTTTCCTGCAGCGACTTGATCATGTCCTGCTGCTTCGACACGACGCCAAAAATCTTCTGGAACACGGTGCCGTGGCCTTGGACTTCGGTGTTCAGCGACTTTAGCATCTCGGTGGCGTCGATCATCTCGACCGGCTTGCCGTCGTTGCCAATCACGGTCAGCGACTTGCTCAGCATCTGCGCGTCCGGATCGATAGGATCGTCCTTGCTGTCCTTGGCGGCAGCATCGATGACCTTGTCGTCGGTGGGCTTTTTATCTTCGGCAGGCATGCCGCTCTTCACCAGCAGATCGGCGGTCTCGTCGATTTCGCTGATCGACTTCAGCAGGTCCGCGAATGCGGTCGGTTGTTCAGCTTTGCTCATTGAAATTACCTCGTTCGTTTGGATTTTTGACCTGATTTCAGATCGCCCAGAAAGCGACCTACCCAGTCCGCTGCCTCATCGTGAGACAGCGAGAAATTCCCGGCGGCGTACTGCACCAGGCCATTCGCGCTCTGATCGCTGGCGGCGCCGGACATCAGGGCCTTGGCGAGCATTTCGCGGAATTCGTAGTAGGACGACGGTGCGGAGTGCCCCGTGTCGATCGACTGCATGCCGAGCGCGGCGCCGCCGGTCTTGGCGCCAGCGTCGGTCGCATAGCTGGCTTCGAGAGCCTTGCTCAGATCGAAGCCCCCGGCGCCCCAGGACTTCGCCAGCACGCCGAAAGGGATCGTGGCGATGCCGCCGACGTGCTGATTGACCGGGTGCTGGCTCAGCGCGATGTTTGTCCAGCGGACGTTTGTGACCACGCCGACTTTGTTGCCGTCGTCGTCGATCGCAGCCGCCTTGTGCAGGATCTTGCCGCCGACCGACGGATACCATTTACGCGGCGGGTCCAGCTTGATCATGCTGTCCCAGATCATGTTGGCTTTTTCAGCCATATCGGTCTGGCCGGTGAACAGCTGGGCCTTGACGAAGGTCGATTTGCCGTCAATTCGGACGTCCACCGGCGCGCCGACCTCCCATAGGTCGGGCCGGTCGATGCCGTGCATCGCGGCGACCGCCGGCATGGACTTGTGGTCCAGGTCGAGGTTCCCGTATTTCAGGAAATGGTCAGCCGAATTCTCCAGCGCCTTGGCGAGAACGATATCATTCTGGAGGTCGCGGGTTTCGCTCGACGCCTCCAGATAGATAAAGCGCTTGTCGCCTTCAGCGTGCGGGGTCGCCTTCAGCATCATTTCGATGCTGAGAAGGTCGGCCATGCCGGAATTGATGTTGTCGTCGCGTTTCATATTGACGCCAATGTTGGCGTCACGACATATCGGCGTAGGTTACTCGCCGAGCACCTTGCGTGCTTTACTGATCACCAGCTCCAGCTGGCTCCGCTCTTCCACAAGTTTCAGGTAGCGGTCCTGCGTGGCGTCTGAGCTGGCCTCGATGCCTGGCTGCGCGCGCTCGATCTCCGCCGCCACCGATACCATGCGCTTCTCGGCGGATTTCAGGATGTTGCGCTCGGATGCCTCGGTTTTGGCCGCAAGCCC